GCTATTGCTATTGGAAAACCAACCTCACCAGCAAATGTCAAAATGTCCATTAGCCCTAAATGTCCATTAGCCCTTAGACTTCGACTTAGCCTTTGGTTTGGCTTTGGATTTAAATTTGCCAGCTTTTTTATCAGCATTCATAAAGTCAATTGCTACTGACATTGGTATGCCAACTTTTTTAGCAAAGGCTTTGTTGTGTGCTGCTGCGAGCATTGTTTTATGTTGTGCTGCTGATTTTGATGGCATCTTTATTCTCCAGTTGTATTAAATAAAATTTATAGTATTGTTAACCTGATGAGTCAATAGCTATTCCACCCGCGCCACCTGCTCCACCACTATACGGATAATTACCAGTTCCACTATTACCATTAACCCTACTACCTCCAGCTCCAGGTGACCCTCTTGGCGTACTAACTGTACCAGATGGTAAATAGCCATCACCTCCATTACCACCTACACCAGAACCATTAGAAGCTTCTGCTCCAGATGAACCGCTACCTGTTTGACTACCTGTTGTTGCTGTACCAGTACCAGCACCGCCACCGCCACCGCCACCGCCATAAATTGAACCTTGTGTATTTATAGTTACATACGAATTTCTCAGTAAACCAGTGCCACCACTACCACCAGGTTTACCATCTCCACCGTAACTACTTCCCATACCAGAACCACCAGAACCACCGCCACCACTACCACCTTGAATCGTTCCATAATTTTTTAAAGTTATTGGACAGGCTGAAGAACCAAGCAACCTTAAAGCACCAGAAGCATTATTATTTGTTGTTCCAGATGCATTCTTACCAGCTCCCGGTCTACCACTAATAGTGACACCACTTGCAATAATAAGTGTTAATGTTGAACCTGCAACCATACCAGCTGTATCAACAGTTAATAAAAATGTACCACTTCCGTTTGCATTATTTCCAGTTGCAGAATAACTACCTGTTACATTCAAAGTAATATCAGTAGCTTGTGTTGTTGATGCACCATTTGGAACAAACAGAGTTGATGTTGACCAAGTATCATTATTTGGTGTTGAACCACCCGACAATGTTAAGATTAATGTGTTTTTCAATGTTTGCATGGATAATGGTTGTGATGTTGCTGACGATACTACTGAATTACTTGTTGTAGTAGCTTTCACATAAAAATTATATGATGTTTGAGCTGTTAATCCAGTAACATTGTATGTCATGTTGCCGTTAGTTCCAGCTATACTACTTGCTATTGAAGTTGAACCTTTTATGATTTCATACGTTACACCAGAAACACCAGTCCAATTTAAAGTAAATGTTGTTGTGGTAATTGATGTTGCACTTACTCCAGTTGGTACTGCTGGAGCTGTTGTTATATTATATGCAGATGATGATATAGCATTAGTGCTTCCAGTTGCTGTAGCTTTAACATAGAACGTATATGCTGTTTGTGGTGATAAACCCGTTATAGCTACGTTACCAGTTGTTTGTGCGCTACCAAATTGTGTGCTACCATTAAAAATAGTGTATGACACACCACTTGTCACAGTCCAAGATAATGTAAACCCAGTACTTGTAATAGACGATTGTGTTAAACCAGTAGGTGCGTTGGCATCGGTTATCACATTCAAAACATCTGATGATGTAGTACCTATTGCATTAATAGCTTTCACATAAAATGGATAACTTGATTGTGCCGTTAACCCTGTTACAGCATATGTCAATGCTGTTATAGGAGATGGTGTTAATTTTGTAGTATTGTTATAAACATCATAACCTGTTATGCCGCTTTCACTAGCTGACCAATTTAGAGTAACCCCTGTTGTTGATAATCCATTATAAGTAACAACTGGTTTAGTTGGAACTCCTTGTGTAACAACAGTCGTCTGCAATGATTCGGCTACAATAGTTCCATAAAAATTAGTAGCTGCAACCTTACATGTAAATGATTTTCCTATATCTGAAGTTTGCACTGTATATGAATTTGAACCACTTGATACTGGTACAGCATTTGCGAACCATTGATAACTAAATGTAATAGGTACAGCACCAAGCCATATACCATTTGTTGTGGTTAATACAGAACGTTCAGTAACTGTTCCGCTAATAACAGGAACTGCTGTATAAGACAAAGTAGTACTACCACGAGATACCAAGGTTAATAATATACCAGTCATTATAGAACACCAGAACCAGCAATAATCCAACGAGTGTCCGTCATCTTGGTTATAGTGGCGATACCATTAGCTGAGATGGTTCTATCGCCTACAGTACCAGTTCCTGCCAAAACCAATGAATCGGCTGTTGTTACTGTAATCACACCTGCATTGGTGTCATTGATGATTGTTATTACAGTTCCGTTTGGATATTTGGTAGCCATTGAAGCATGTGTGGGTATCGTAAATGTTCTAGGTGTAGTATCAGCCATTGGATGATAAATATGTTTACCTTGGTCACTATAGGCTAAAGTATAATTAGCTGATTGAATATTCTGTGGCATATTCATATAACCAACTTGGTCAATGTCTGGTGGGAATGTCATTGTACCAGGCATTGCTGCACCAACAGATACAGTCCATGTACTTGTATAAGTACCAGAACCAAGTAATGTAGTCACATTTACAGACATAGCACCAGTTGATGAAACAAATGTTGTTATTGTTCCAGACATAACATGTAGACCAGTTTCATCAGCTATATTGACTGTTTGACCAATTGAAAATGCTTTGTATGTTTGACCTAATGTAAAAGATAAAGAACCTTTAGCTAAAGTCAATGTAGAAACAAATGTTCCAGCTGTACTAGCTGATTGTGTCACAGTAGCTGCAATTGAATTAATTTGTGAAATACCTTGATTAATAGTATTCACAACACCTGCTGCTGCAGTTACTACATCAGATAATGCTGGCACAAATCTAAGTACGTGACCACCACCATCTAATCCAGTATTAGGGTCAGAGTCGTCAGTATATGTGTGTCCTGTTATTGGGAAGGTTACTGAGTTTGCCATTATAAAATTTCCTCTATATTTACTGAAGCTGAATATAATCCAGGGTTAGGTTGGTTTATTGCATTTAGGGATGTGAATCGACCTAAGAATGATTTTGCATAAATGTACGGTTCAAATGGTGCTAAGCTATACACATATAATATTTCACGAGATATGCCTTGCGCACGATAGGCATCATAGATGCCACCCAATGCTTCATCAACATCTAGGTGATTCCAACTCATTGACACAGTTCTTGTTTTTCTTTTTTCATAAAAATACTTTGTTCCATTATTAGCTTGTTGCATTTCTGAATTATCAACATAACCAAATTCAACAGAACCATATTCTGGGTTTACAACTGGAGCTGTAAATTGACCTATAAATAATCTACCAAAATCAATAAAATTATATCCAGCTGGTTGACTGGGGTCATACATCTCAACACTCATGTGTGTACCGTAAGCTTGTTCTTTTACTGAACCTGTACCACCAGATGTATATAATTGTGATATGTGAATTCCAGTAAAACTAGTGCGTTGTTCTTCTTCAACTAAACCATTCCAAAAATTAGTACTATTCCAAATAGCCTGTGTACCAGATGTACTAAAAACTCTAGTCCAAACTCTCACCCAAGCGGGTGTATTGATTTGAGAAGTTTTCACATCACCAATGTACCATTTACTAAATATTTTTCCAGAAGCACCTGTTGGCATTGATGTTATATTAACAGTCAATGATGTTCCACCAATAGCTAATCCACCGTTTACTGTACCTACTAATTTATAATTAGTATTTGTATTTGGGTCAGAGCTATGTGGATAAATTGTTACGGTAGTTCCTGAAGGTATAATAGTTCCAGCTGGAACAGTGAATGTCATTGACGAACTAATGGTAGCAGTAGTATTGCTATAAAAATACGGATTGGATTTATATACAGTAAATTTAATCAATCCTTCAGTTGACATATTATGATTTATAATAGCAGCTGCACCCATGTATCTATCTGGTACTTTATTTAGATTCACAGCAAACCAAGCTGTTGCTGGAACATTAGCTGCAAAAGTTTTTGTTCTTGCTTTTTTTTGTAATATCGGTGATAATATATTTACTAATGGTAATGTTGTAGACCAATCAGCTGACACAGATAACAAAGCAGTATTTTCCAATAATCTATTTGGATGACACAACATTATATTACTCATTAATACTTCCCTTCATCATAAGAACACATTGCACTATAGCACAATATTATAAAATAGTCAATGTCTATCATATTAGTTTATACCCCATTAGTCGCATAGTCACACGCTTACGTTTAATGTCAATCTCATAACCAACTAATCTAAAGTTAACTCCATTGGTATAACCTAATCTGTCATAGTAAAGTCTAACTGTCATATTTAATGTTATTCTTGGAAGCTCATCGAAGTAAGCTACCGCATCAACTATGTCACATCTTTTCTTAAAGTAAGATAGCAGAGCAGTTGTCCGTGTATTGACTGCTGTTTGGTTACGACATAAACTATTAAACTCTAAACGAGTACTTTGTGGGTGTTTGGCTTTAACAGTTAAATCAGCAGATTCATTTATAAGCGAACCTATTAATAATCGCGCTTGCCAACTTCTAAAGTTATCACTAACTACACCATATACATCAGTTTGTATAGTTTCTATTTTATCATATTTTGCCATAGCAGAATATATAGGTAAGCCGTTTTGACCAACACCTGTTGATGTTCTCTCAACAGAAATAATTTGCCAATTTTCAATAGTTATATCAGCAGTAGAACTAGGTTCTTGATATAGGGCTACGTTAATTTTATTTGATGCATAGTTAGTAGTACTAACAGCATCACCAAACCACCAATAAGCTCCACCAGATAAAACAATACTATCAAGTAACTGTCTAATTGTAGTATCAGCTGTTATATATATTCCAATCGGTCCAAGTGGATTTAATACAGCAGCGATGCCATAAGTTGAATCTGTGTTTACAGCTACAGTTTGTGTAGTCGCATAAGTAATCGCTGTGTCAGTTGAATTATATGTCACATTGTTAATTATTATTGAATTCCAACGGTCATTAATGCTATCGTAAGATTGGTCATCAATAGGAGGTGTTAATCTAAAATAACCTTGAAAGTCACGCCATGTTCCAACAGGAGGAGCTGTACTATTAAATTCAGATAAACTCGCATAAGGTGTTCCTGCATAATCTAATGGTGCGCCATCATTAAACACATTGTTTATTTTGATTGTAGTTGATGCTGACGCTTGGTATTTATAAAGCACATCACTTAGCGTTACTGGAACTTCTCCTATCGTTCTAGCCCCACTAGAGAATAAAATACTTTGACATACTTTTAAAAATACATCACCTGCATTTATCACAGTATCCTCTGCTGAGCAAGTGACTTGTTGAGTTTGCATTGAGCCTATTCTAAAGTAACCTTGATAATATGCATAATATCCATCTGCTGGTGGAGTATCATAATCAGTACCACCAGAAGTGTAACCAGCTAAAGCATCTAATGAAGCTCTAGGTGATGCTTCTGGTGTTAACAATGCACCTTTATCATACACAGCTGTGATAGTACAAGTACTTAAGTCAGATACTTGATATATACCTAATGCAGCATTGCACAATATAGGCGTAGCATTTATTACACGTCCATATATACGGGGTTTCACATTACCACGTATGTCAGTAGCCAAACCTTCTACGCCATGTGTACCACCTGAACCATCATAACGGTTAAGTGAAAAAGGTGTATCTAATGCTTCAGATAAAGATTTCACAGTTAGATAGACATTATTGCCTTTTTGATATTGTCTTGTCACAATACCTCTAAACCATGTGGTAAATATATTATTGTCGTCTACAAGTTGCAATATACAATCTCGACCATCTATGTAATAATCTGCCATGAAATCTAAATAACCATCTGTATTATCTAATTCAATTTCACCAACAGAATTACTAGCCATCACATTTAATAATCCACCATCATTACCAGTTATGTTTATAATAGCGGGTTGACGCATACGGGCTTCATAATAAATACCATCTGCTGTTGTATATCCATCATCTGAAAAGTAAAGTGTTTTGGGTACTGAATTTGTATCCAGTACCTGTATTGTCGCTATCCAACTACTCATGCAGCAGCTCTCCGATTTGTTGTTTCAATATTATCTAGGCTATCAGCTTGTTTAGTATTAACACTAATTAGTTGTTTGAACCCTTCTTGCAATATTGCATTTTGTGCCATTAAGATTTGGTTTTGTTTTTTAACTTCACGTAATTCTTCTTCAGAATTATTGTTATTGTCATTAGATGCTGGTGTCATTGCACGAACACCAAGACCACCACTTGTTTGCACTAATGGCATAATAGCTTCTGGACCAGCTTCACCCATAACACCCATGTTAAATGCAGTAGGTGTGTTAACTATGCCATTTGTAAATGCACCACCCATTGCGAAGAATGAAGGGCTTTGTCCACCTTGATTATAGCCAATTAATTTATAGTATTCATCAGAACTAGATTTTATAATAGCCAATGCTCTGTTATAAGCAGCTAATGCATTATTCGCATCTGTTTTTGGATTTTTACCTAACACTGCACCAGCAGCATACGATTCTTCATTCTTTGCACCATCTAATACATGAACCTTTTGTGGAATATCCGGTGTATGTGTTGAGTTGTAACCTTCAACATAACTCAATGCAATATTATATTTACTACTTCCTGTTTGTAAATCATAATAAAGTTGTGAACCAAGTTTCAACGCATCCTTTTCTGTTTTTATTTTATCTTGTCCAAAATCAGTATAAGTTTGTCTTTGTTTCTCTGTAGTAGTCAACTGCATTTGAGCTTCGATTTCAGTAAGGTCTGCTAATTTTTGATAACCTTCTCTACCTCTAACTTCACCAGCAAGAGGTATATAAGCAGCAATCATTGTATTACCATTGGCAAATATATCAATAGCTGATTGAACTTGTTGGGCATTGGATAACATAGAATCAAAAGTTGTAATCATTTTAGCAGCTTCAGCTGTTGATTCTTTAAGAGCATTTGTTAAATTATCAACAGTAGCTGTACTTATTTGTGGAACTTGAATTTTAAATACCATTGGGTCTTGTGATATATCTTGAATACCCTCAACTCTTGAAACAGCTTCATCAGATACAGCATCAAAATCAATTTTTAAAGTAACTTTAATATTTTTTATAGCACTAGTTAGAGCAGCTATTTGAGAATTCAAATCAGTTGCTGCACCACTCTTAACACCTAAACCAACATCAGCTGTTAAATCATCTATTGCAGAAATATCACGACCTAATTGAGCTTCAGTACTAGTTGATATCGCTATTCCACTGATAGTGGTTTCAACTTGTGCAGTTAGATTACCAAACTTTTTAATCTTATCATTAAGCTGTCTGATATTAGTATCAGTTGGATTCAATGCTACATCATTAATTAAGGCTTGAATTCCAGATAAAGCATTTTTCAAACTATTAACTGCTGCTGTTTTAGATGCAGGTGAGATACTAGCATAGGCAACAGCTTCAACTGTAGCAAATCCACGTTCTAATGCAGCAATAGCATTGTATTTTGATTCCTCATCAACATCGCTTTCAACCAATGTTTTGATAGTACCAAATGCAGCTGTTATTTCTTTTATGGCAGCTTGTTTTGTTTTTGGCTCAACATTAGATGAAATTAATACATCGATACTACCAAAAGCTCTATCTATAGCAGTCAATGCTTTGTCCATAGTTTTTGGGTCTAGTTCTACTGAAATAATATCAGTCATTTTACCAAATGCTGCTTTTAATTCATTGGCTACAGAATATTTAGCACCATCATCTAAATCACTCACTATATTAGCATTAACTGCTTTAAATCCTTTTTCTAATGCAGTTAAAGCAAGCCCCTGTGACGTTTCATTAACATCTGAACTAATAGAAGCTGTTATTGTAGAAAATGCATTTTTTAATGCATTGAATGTAGTTTTCTTAGTAGCTTCACCAACAGTGCTATTAATAGTAGCTTCTACAGTATCAAAAGCCTTATCTAATATCCCTTGTGCTTTGAGTTTTAAATCTTCATTAACCATTGGAGCAATACCAGTGGTAATTGTTTTAAACGATACTTTTAAAGCTTCAACTGCTGCGATTCTAGCAGATTCATTTATACCTGTAGTAACTAATGAAGGTATAATACCAAATGCACGATTGAGTGATGTTAATACAGTTGCTTTTTTAGACTCATTTAATGTACTGTCTACAGTAGCTTCGATATGGTCAAATGCAGCATCCATTGCACTTAATACTGCTAGTTTGCTATCTTGATTAAGAGAAGCAAATACTTTTGAATCAATAGTACCGAATGATTTTCTAAAGCTTTCTTTTAAAGTAGCAGTTGCCACAGGATTATCAGTTACATTTACTTTAGCAATAAGGGCTGCAAATTTTTCACGTAATGTAGACATCATTTCATACATGCTTGCATTGCTAACAGTAGGATTAACTTTGAAAGTGCTATCAGCAAATGTTGATTTTAAATCACCAATGGCTAAACGTTTAGCTGTACTTGTAATATCTATACCAGTTACTTTAGCTGTAAAATCATTCATCTCATCTAATGAATCCTGCAACTGTCTTCTCAATATAGGGTCATCTGGATTGAGTTTTAATGATTCCACATTACCATTTATTTTCATAGTTAAAACTTTGAAGTTATCAATATCAGCTTGCATCTGTTTGATATTAGCTTCAGTTGGATTCAATTTAACTTTTTCAATTTCAACTTCTAATCCAGCAAAAGATGTTTTCAAAGCATTAAGCACATCTTCTGTTGTTGTTGTTCCAAGCTTAGCATTCACTACTGCATCAATAGTAGCAGATAAACCTTTATCGCCACCGATAGCTGAAACTAGATTATTTAAGAATACAGCGTCAGCACCTGTAGCACCTACAACAGCTTTTTGTAAAACTAATTGTATATTTGCTTTAGCATCTAATATAGCGGTATTAGCTAATGATGGATTAGACTTGTCTAATGCCATTGCAGCTGCAATTGCTTTTGATAATGTATCAATGGTATCAGTGCTACCTTGTGTCATACCTACGAATGTAGGTAACACTGCTGTGTTATCTTTAATTTTTTGTAACTCACCTAACATCAATTCTTGTGTAGTTAATGAATCAGGTAATGTGTCCATTTGTTTTATTATTTCAGAAGTAATATCTGCACCAGCTTTAGATGTACCGTAATAGTTTCTAACCGCATTTAATAATGAATCAGCTGAACCTGTGATTTTTGTCATGGCTAAATTTTTATCTTCAGCAGATACAGCTGGGTTTTTAATTTTTAACATTAATGAATCAAACTGTCTACTTGCTTCATCCATTTGTGATTTAGTATTTCCAACATTAGTAGTTTTTTGATTTCTTACCCAATCAGATATACTTGATTGGAAATTCTTTAATGCTGTCAACGCTGCTTGTAAACTTCCTGATAAAGAAGTCACAGTATTGTCAAATGCTTTTAATGCCATTTCTGTAATAGCAAGACTTTTAATTTGATTTCCTTGCTCATCAACAACATCACTAGTAACTTCTTTTATACCTAAGTACGCTTTTCTTTCTTCATTTAATGTTCCTATCCATGTTGTCACAGCTGTTGTAGTTTGTTTTGTTAACAAACTAGAAATATCTGTTTCACTATTAAGGTCTTTTAATGATTCAGCATAAGCACGATTTTTTGTTTCAAGCTCAGTTGTTACTTTTGATAAATAAGATTCTTGAATATCAGCTATTGATTTTGTAAACGCTAATGTATCGCCAAAATTTTGTGCTATTGATGCAAAATCTGATTGATAGGTTGCAACAGTTTTGTTTAAGTCAATATATGAACCGTTTAGCGAAGCAAATGCATCATCTCTTGCTACAGCATCTGACATATTTACAATTTTACTAACCTGTTCAACAAGTTTATCAAAATTAAGTTTTCCACCTAATGTTTCTGCAGTACCAAAAGTTTGTGTAACAAAATCAGCAGCACCAGTTGGTGATTTTTTTATAGCTTTTAATTGTGCATCAGCTTCATCATTATGCTTAATAATTTTAGCAAGTTCTGTATAGAAAAGTCCTGATGTTTTATCTTGTGTTAATGTAGCTTTTGTTTGGTCATATCCAGTAACTGCACCAGTTTTCTTATCTCTAATTTCACCCATGACTCTTTGAGCTACATCTGCATTCAATTGACTAGAGGTAAGATGCATTAATTGCTCTTTTGTTATATTCATTTTGTCAGCTTGAGAATTTGCCCCTTTCAGCAACCAATCAATACTACCTTTTTTATCTAATTTTGATAAATCAGCTAATACAGTAGTTGGAGTTGTTAGATTTTGTAATGATGTTAACCCTTTTGTTATATTACCCATTGTATTTATTACAGGTGTAAGTTCTTTTTGTGCGGCTAATACAACTGCTTGTGTCAATTGAGTTGGGTCTGTTGGCAATGTTGGTAAAGTGACACTTATTGTTTTTGACATAAGTGCTGATGTATTTGGTAATGTTTTATCTGCTATTGCTTTAGTAATTAAACTAGAAACAATTGTTTGATTAGCAACTGTATTTGTTGACATACCTGTTGCATATCTATCCATACCTGCAGGAGCATTTATATCTGTTGCTTTTGTTAAATTAGTATAAGCTGTTTCTCGTTTTGTTAAAACTAATGTAGATGCGTCTAATGCTTTGGCATAAGCTAATGTTTTATCTGCTATTTTTTGTGATTCACCGCTTGATGAGTTTCTATAAGCACTTAGAGATACAGATGCTTGAGTATTGTCAAAAATATCTGATTTTGTTACTTTTAAAATATCAGCTGTGGTAAGTTTTAAAGCATTTGGATTTTTTTCCGCTGTTTTATATCTATCACTATCTGTACCAAATGCCATGCCAATTCTTTTTAGTAACACATCGTTGGAGAAATCTTTTCCTCTTATATCTTTATTTACATCAGCTGCAAGTGTTTTCAAATTTGCTGCTGGCAATGCTTTTGCTGCTTTGGCTACATCAGCAACAACCGCAGTAGTGCTTGCTTTTAAATCTGCAACATCATTAGCGAAATTAGAGGTTAAAGCAATACCTGTTGATTTTGTAGTTATTGTTGTAGATTGTGTATTTAAAGCTGTTATTTTAGCAGCAAGTTGTCCAGCAGTATCAGCTGTTTTTTGACCACCTGTTGTAGCAACTTTATAAAGGTCATTCATAGTTTTTACAAAGTTTTTCAAACCATCTTTCGCTGATGCTGAAGATTCAAATACGTCAACTAATGCTTCTGAGAAAGTAATTAACCCAAAGCCAGTTGTTGATATGTCCATTCCCATGTTTTTAAATGTAGCTTTTACTACAAGTGCATCTGTTGCAACACGATTGAATGTTTCAAGCATCCCTTCGCCCATACGTTGGAATTGAGTTAAGAAACCATTTTGTACACTGGTTACTATATCATCCATCACCGTGTTAAGAGTGTCTGTTATTTTTTTATTTATTTCTTCAGATTTTAAACCTTTTAATGATATTTTCATTTTAGGTATTGTGAATGCTTTATCAAAAAATTCAGATATGTTTAATTCTTTAGCCATTCCACCAATTATATTTTTGAAATTTACAAATATAGATGTGAACGTACTTGTCATATTTGAATTTATGCCATTAACTATATCATAAATTTTCACTGTATCACTAAACCAACCTTTTGTAGTTTGTTTGATTTTTGAATAATCATAAACCATCAATGATTTTGCAGCACCGTCAATAATAACATCAGTTGCTTTTGTCATAATACCAGCACCAATTACTTCGAATTTAGTTTTACCAATACCTAATAATTTACCAAGACCATATTGTAATGCTGCAAATACTAAACCACCAGCTAAGCCTAATACAGCTCCACCTAATGCAGAAGCCATAGCACCACTACCTGCTCCCAATGCTGTGCCTACCGTTGTTGACATTGCAGCAGAAGATGCTGCAGCAGTTGACATACCTATGCCTAAGCTTGTTGCCCCAGCATTCACAAGTTGCGCACCAACAAGCAAACCTACCTGTGATAATGCACCTGTAGCACCTAAAGCCACAGAGCCAGCTAAACCAGCACCAATCATTGCAGTTGAACCAGCAGGGTTTAATGCAGATGCGCTTGCTTGTTTAGTTGAACCAGCAAAACCACCTTGTTGATTAACTGCAAGAATAACTGCACCATTCACATCTTTACTTAGCATTTTAAAACTATCACCAATAGAAAGTAATGCATCATATTCTCTATAGTGAATATCATTTAAAGTAGTCACAATGTTTTCTACTGATTTAGAACTACTTTCTTTATCACCAAATACTGAACCTGTTGATTTTGTTTCTGGTGCAGAAGTATCTTGTGGTTTACTACTACCACCTCCACCACCTATCGCATAACCCAATGTACCCATAAGTGCTAACATAGCAGCCACACCAGCAAAACCAGCCCAACCAGATTGTGCAAAGAATTTAGCCGCACCAGAAGCCACGTTAGCCGCTGTTTCAACTAATGTCATTGCCATGCTTGTAGCGTGTAATGTGATTTCTAAAGCATGCAATGCTTTGCGACCACGAGTTTGTTCACCAAACATTGTACTAGCTGCGCCAGCAATATTTGCAAATCCATCTATTTGTGCTTTAGTTCCTTTACGTTCAATTTTTTCTTTTTCTTTATTGTAAGCTTCTGTAAGTTCTAATTTTTGTTTGTTAGCTTTTTCATCTGTACCTGTAATTGTTTTAAGTTTTTCTTCATACGCATTTTTCTCCATCTCCGCTTGTCCAGCAAGCTTTTCATTGCTTAAAGCAATGTCAGCAAAATGACTAGCGATACCTGTAAGAGCTTCACCAACTTTACCAAGGTCTTCACCTAATGATTGTGTTAACGTAGATAAACCTGTTTTAAATTCTTCAATGTTAGCCACACGCAATTCCACATCTAGTTTTAATTGCATTGATTTTAACAAGGCATCTGCTTCTGCTTGGAATTTCTTTTTAGCTTCTGGGTCTAAAATATTACCTACAGCTTTATCAAGTTCCATGCGTTTATCTGCAACAGCAAATGCCTTACCTGTTCCAGTAGCAGCAAAGATAGATTGGTTTTCAGCTTTTAATTTATCAACTTGTTTATAGGCATTAGCGGTCACATTCTTAACAGACGACTCAGCATCTTTACCTAATTTTTCACTTTGCTTTGCAGCAGCAGATGCATCGTTGATTTGTTCTACTATGCCTAATATTTTTTGTTTCTTTTCAAGTTCATTTTGTGCTTGAATATTTGCATCTTCATTATAGACTGAGCGTTTTAATTCTGCGTCAAGAATTTCACGTAAATTAGCTTCAAGTTGTTTTGCTGCATCAGCATTCTCAAAATTAGCAGCAGCCATTTGATTTAATTCGTCAACTGCATACGCACCTTTCTCAGAAATCATAGATGCCATCTTTGCTGATTGCAGTTGTTCTTCTTTGAAATTTTTCATCGAATCGCCATACTTATTTCTAATTTTATCTATTGACATTTCTTGACGAATTTCTTTTTCAAATTTAGCATCTGTAGTTTTTTCTAAATCTACTTGTCTAGTTATTTCACCTTCTATCGATGTTAAACGTTTTTTATCTAATTCAAAATTTTGCTGTTCTTCTTTTGTTTTAATGGTATCTTTTTTAGCTTGCATTTCATTTACTAGTTTTAATTCCTCATCCATTAATTTTCTCAATGGTTGTGATAGAGTACTAAAATCTGGTGTGATTGCTTCTGTCATTACTTTTTTAACTTCAGTTGCTTTTTCTTTAAGGTCTGCACTATCTTCTGCTGATAAACGACCAGTTTTTCCTGCAGCGAATTCTTTAGCGTATCCCATTACTGTTGGAATATAATTTTGAGTTTCAGCTGGCATTCTTGAAATGTCTTTATCTACTTTTCTTACATTACCACCACCATAATTATATGCAGCTAATGCTAATTTAACATTACCACCAAAAGATTTTATATCTTCAGATAATATTTTAATACCAGCTTTTAAATTTTGGTCTACGTTGCTTGGGTCAGTAATACCATAAGCAGAAAAATTAGCTGGCATAACTTGCATTAAACCACTTGCACCAGATTTATTATGTGCATTTGGTTTCCAAGCGGATTCTTGTTGAATCACACCTTTAACTAGATTTGAATCTACGTTAAATTCTTTTGAGTATTTTTCAATAAGAGCTAATACTTCTTTAGATGATGGTGGAGCAACGCGTGGTTTAATTTCTGCTGATTTTGTATTAATATCATTGACACTTTCAACATAGGATTCAACCATTGTTTTCTTAAGAGTTACACCTAATTTTTTATAAGTATCTTCTATTTTAGATTGTTGACCTTCCATATAAACAAGATTACCTTCTTGAATATTTGGTAAATTAGATTTAAAAGTATCTTGCTCTTTTTGTGCAGCATTAATTTTATCTTGCTCTAATTTTAAATCGTATGCTTTTCCTTCTATAGAAACTAAAGCTTCTTTTTGTTTTTTCCACTCATCATATACAATAGCCAAAAGTGTTGTATTGGGTTCAGTAGCTCTAAGATTTTTTTGTTCCATTTTTAATAAATCATCAAGCGTTATCTTTTTTTCATTAGTACCAGACTTACCTAATTCTGTAATAAAACTCGATTGAAATTTATTTATAGCTGTGTCTATATATTTATCTCTATTTGACATTGCATCATGTGCAGCATCTCTTGCTACTTTATCCATAGCAATAGAACCAAAGCTACTCGTGCTTTCTTTCATACCAACTACTTTAAGTCTTTGTTCTTCAGCTTCTATTCTTTTTTCTAAACCTTCTAAAGTTTTATCTATACCTAATAGCTTGGCTTTTGTTTGTAGTTCTTCATTTTTAAGATTTTGTTTTATTAGTTCTTTATTTTTGTCATAACTGTCACCAAAACTTCCTTTTTCAGAGTTAGCTCCTGATAATGCATCGTATGCTGCACCAGCAACAGGTGATGCTATGTGCAATACTTTTGACACACCGCTGCCAATTTTACCAAGCATGCTATCCTCAGCAACACTACCTTTTAATTCATTTACTTTATCAACCATCCAAAGTACTGTATTTTTTAATCCTTCAAATTCAGCAGCAATTAATTTAAATATTGTAAGCATTGGGTTATCTGATTCATCAAATGTTTTCCAAAATGCTTGCCAAGCCACATTTGCTTCACTTGTTGTATCTTTTGATGTTTGTGCAAAACTATACATTTCCACACCAAGCGCAACTATCACTGCAAGCGTTGTTGCATATATATTTGTTGATAATGCACCAGCAAATAATTTTGTAGCAACCGTTGCTAAACCAATTGCTACCATATAAGTACCTAGTGCTGTTCCTACTCCTAGAACAACATTACCAATTGCATCAAAATTATCTCCAATAACTTTTGCAATTTCAGAAAATGATTTGCTTGCACCTGAAGCTTCATTCAATGTACCTATATATTTTGAAAAAGCATTTCCAATATAATTGAAACTTTGTTCAAATGTTTTTTCAACATCTTTTGATAACTCATCTAATTCTTTTTGACCAAGCAATAAAGCTTCTGCTGAAACAGCTGACATCATTTCTTGTTTTAGCATTAAAGTACGACCTTCTGGCATAGTCAATGCTCGCACTTTATTATTAGCTGCCATATATTTTTCGTAAGCTTCTGTTCCTCTTTCATAGCCTAGATTTAATGCTTCAATAGAAACTTTAGCTTCATTATAATGTTTCACAATAGTTTGCATTACAATAGGTAAACCATCATTGACTGATTTAAATTCTTGACCACGAACAATCACACCACCCAATGCTTGTTCTAACTGCAACAATGCACCACGAGCTGAATTAGTACTTAAACCAGAAATCATCAAAGCTTGACCAAGTTCTTTTGTCAATGTCATGGCAACTTTATTACTCATACCCATTGCTTCAGCTGCTCTTGACATGCGACCAAATAACGTAGCAGTACCTTCAATAGATGTTCTAGTTTCTTGTGATATTTTAAACACTTCGTCTATTTTAGACTCAACTAATAATTTTTGTTGGTCTTTTGTCAATATATCAGTTTCTCCTGATAAACGCTGCATTGTATCAATCATTGAATGCATTGCTACCTTCACAGTTGATGTGAAATGCATCCAATGGTCAGCATAATCCATAAGCTGTTTGACTGATAGATACACACCCATTTGCATTAGAGCATTAGTCACCATACCTATTGAATTTTGTACCATACCAAGCGTATCATGCAATCTTGTATGTTCTGCCACATATTCTCTTAGGTTTGCTATATCTTGACGTGATGTCATAATAGCATCACCGCTATAAATAGCCTTACCTCTATCCATGCGTTTTTGCTTATCAAAACTTTCATTTTGAGCATAAGCTTCTTTGAGCATCATGTGATTACGTTTTTCCATTTCGTAATTTTCTTTGTATGCAGCTTCACGGTCTAGGAACATTTTTCTATCACGAGCTGTGTTTTCAGCATATGCGGCTTGCATATCCAAGTGACTTTTCTTTTCTATTTCATAATTCATTTTATATGCTTGTTCTAAATCAATAGCATATTTTCTTTCACGGGAGGTGTTTTCATTATACGCAGCTTCACGGTCTAGGAACATTTTTCTATCACGAGCTGTGTTTTCAGCATATGCGGCTGCAGTATCATTATGGATTTTCTTTTCCATATCATATTGCATTTTATATGCTTGTTCATATTCAGCATTATATTTACGCAAAGCAGCGATTTGCTTATCCATATTTGCAGCATCACTAACCGATTGCTCTACTTGATTACTTGGTTTACCTGTTCCACCTAATGCAATTGGAAAACCTGTATCCATCCCTTGTGTTTTAGAACCAGTAAGACCTTTGTTTTGGAATGTATCTGCACCTAGATTTGCAGAAGACATTGCTGTTTTTCTTTTAGCTTCAGCTAATTTATTTTCAGCATCTATTAAAGAAAGTTTTGCTTGTTCTTCTTTTTTATGACCTTCAACAATTAAATTCATACCGTCTAATATAACATTTAAAGATGATTTAAAATTATTAGCTGCTCTTTGATTAAGGTCTTTTAATGCTTGAACTTGTTTTTCTTCAATTCCAATTCTTTGAGTAATCATTGCTTCAGTACCTTTAAGATATTGGGCAAATGATTCTTGTTTATCTTTTAAAATAGCAGCTTCGGCTTTAGCTGAAATTTCTTTTTGTTTGTCTGCTAATTCTTGAGCTTTAGCTATTGTATCTGTTTTTATTTTTTCAGCTAAAGCAGTTGCATCATCTGCAGATTTTTTTGCTTGAGTTGCTTTTTTATTTTCGAGTTCTGCAGTTTTGTCTGCTAATTTTTGAGCAGCATCTTCCATTCTTTTAGCTGCTTTATCTGCAGCTTCAGCTTTTTTATTTTCATTTGTTTCTACAGTAGCTGCTACTTTATTTGTTAAATCAATAATATGATTAAGGTCATTAAAATAAGTAGCCATTTGAGCATTTAAATCACCCAATGCTGTTTTTGTTAATTTGTTTATTTCACCTGTTAATCTAGTTATATCTTTCATAGCTGATGAAATTCCAGACAATGAATTACCCACTGCTGAATCTGGAGTGAAGTCTATTTGAACTGGGTATGATTTGTTTTTCATAGCAGCTGCAACTTTTGTTTCAAGTCCAGCTGAATTAACAGTCACATTAATTTGATGTTCAGCGTTTAATGTAGTATTGATTATTTCTTTTACATTAGCTAGGTCAACAGTTGTGCGAATAGTATGCGGTGTGCCACCAGTAACTGCCCCAGCAACCATCGCTTCTATTTCATTAGCATTTACTTTTATTTTTATTGAATGTTCTTTTGCTTCAACTTCAGCAATTTTTTTATCAAAGTCCGTTGTAACTAATAATGCCTTTACATTAATAGTTCTAGATTTATTTATATTTGTATCTAAAGTTCCAATAGATTCATTTAATTTTGTTATGTTACTTTTAATTGTTTCAAAATTATCGGTAATTTTAATTGCTACGCCAACTGAACCTTCAGTACTCATTATTTATCTTCCTTGCTTTGATTGTTAATGTGATTAATGAACATACTGTCCAATGCTTTTATAACGGTGATTTCAAACGGGGATATGTTGATTTGCATTAAAGTAACCCACGCGAGTATTTCGGAATAACTCAATGGGCTGATTGCCATCCCATTATTTTGACGTGCTGCATTTAATTGCAAGAACCACTCCCACATGTACATCACAATGTCGCTAACCTCGACAGGCTGTAATTCATGTGGGATTTGTCCAGTCATTTCCATGACTCTTACTAAATGCTCTCTCAATGAGCATCCATCTTTCTGCTTAGACGATAGGGTTAGTTCATTCTCAGCATATTTAAGAAGACCTTGAACTAACCCTTCGTAAAATTTTTTACGTCATCAGAAGCTTCAATTACTTGTTGCTTGATGATTGGATTAGTGCGGCACAATAATTGTGCATTTTCAGGACTAAAGTTTTCAGTAATACCACGCCATGCTACAATACGGATAGCGGCAAGTTCAATAGAAAAGTCAATATCATCTTCTACTGGTGTATAGTCGGTATCTTTGTTATCACGTTTACGAGCTTTTAAAGCAGCAACTCTGCGTTGAGCATTTAAAGTTTTTGCAACGAAATCACTGATTGTTTTACTATGTGAACCCAATACTGATAAGAAGATACCTGTACCTTTTCCATTGTTATCATCAACAACTTCAAATTCATAAGGTTTTTCTGATTGAGCTTCTACGTTTAAATCGCTAAGTGAAATAGCCATAATATTTTCCTTTGGTTGGTTAGTTTATTTTTAGCAAACAAGTTTGCACTCATTATTGTTACATATTTAGACATAAATGTCAATAGCAATATGAAAATAAAATCAAAAAAAAACCCAGCCCTGTTCCAGCGGCTAGGTTTCTCTTAATTAACTTTTAGATTAAAGAGCTGAATCTTGAATCTGAATAGTTGTTTCTTCGAAATATGTACCACCTACAGATTGGTCATAAACCAATGCGCTGTATGGAGTAGTCAAAATCAAACCTTTTTCACCATCATCTTTAGTAGCTGTAGTGATACGAGCTTTTGGAATAACAACTGAAATGAAGTTACCTGTTGGTGAAGAATCAGAACGGAATACAGCAATAATAGAAACATCTGATTGATTGAAGAATGAATCACGGTAAAGAGGACTTGTAAAATAAATACTCATGTTACCAGTTACGTCAATAGCACCTAAGAATACATCTGGTGTGATTGTTGAACCAACTACTTGAGCAACTGTACCGTTGCCATTTACTGTAGCATCAAATGCAGTAACTAAACCAACTTTTTCTAATGCACCAGTTGTACTGTCTTTCAAATAAAGCGCACCTGTGTTAGCAGATACAACCGCATCATTACCAGCCGCTTGTGGAATTGAAGCAAGTACAGGTGTTGGTGTATTGTTATTAACTTTCATATCTTGACCCATGAATGTGAAGTCTACTGTAGACATCGCAGATGGAGATAATTTAAGAGCTAATTGTGTTGGACGGCAACCAATGAATAATTCAGACAATGACACATCACTGAAGAAATGTTCAATTTGGAATGAATTTTTCAAATGACCAGTTTTAGGTACGAAGGTTTTTTTACCACGTAATGAGAATACTAAGCCAGCTGCTTCAGCTGCAGTTACTACTGTTGTGAATGTATCGACTAATAATTCTAAAGTTAACACAGTACCTGTAATACCTGTTACAATGAAATTGAAATTAGCATATGCAGCTAATGAACCTGCAAATGGGCAAGACACAACGTCACCAACTTTAATTAAGTTACTTGCATTACTAGCAGCAGATACTGAAGTAGCAGCGGTTAAAACTAGAGTTGTTCCGCCAACAGTCATACCAGATGGAGTAGCTACACCAACTAAAGTTAATGCCGCAGATGGGGCTGCGAATTCACGTCTAACAACAGATGCCATAAAGTCTGCATAAGTTTTGTTTGACAATTCACCAGAAATTGTACCATCAACTGAGTTAGCACCAACAGCAAGAATAGCACGTTGCATATCAGTTCTGATTTCGTTTGATTTGAAAGTAGCTTTTTTCAAGTCTAAGTTACTTGATACACGTCTTAGATATTTAGCAGTTTCACCAGCGATAAATGTAACAACTGTAGTTGCTGTTTTACCAGATAGTAAGTTAGGAAATACTGTAATAGAAGATGTTCCTACTAATGTACCAATAGAACTTGTAACTGAATAAACAGTCGCATCACCAGCAAATGTTAATTTTTGACCAAGTGCAATAGTAGCTGCGGCTGCTTTAGTACCACCAGCAGTTAATGTATTAGTACCAACTGAACCAGCTAAATTAAAATCACCAATTGGGAAAGTAACAGGTGTGAAAGTTTGACCTTGTGTTGGTGTAGCACCAGTACTTAATAATGAACCACCATTTGATGCTTCAGCTGATTGAATTAATTTAACAGCAACTGTAGTAGCATAAGTACGTACTGCAACTGGAGCTAAGGTAAAGGCAGTTGAAACACCACCTAGGTTTTGTGTTACTGTTGCAACAGTATATGTATCATTACCGATAGTCATTTGTTGACCAACAATTAAAAATCCATTGACAGCGATGTTAGTATCACTTATAGTAGCACCAATTGTAACAGCTGCTTTTAATGAAATTGTTGATACAGGAGAAGTTAAGCCTTCACCAGTTACTGACTGTAATACACCGATTTGGTTCGCTTGTTCTTTTGCGTAGATAAGCTGTTTAAATACGCCATTTGCAATGTTTGCCATGTTATTATTTCCTTAATTAAGATTGAAAAATGTCACTGAAAAAATATATTTTTAGTATCGCTACGTAGTGGTCTAGCTCTGTCACAAACCGCATATCTGGTGTACCAGTAATTACAACAGTTGTGTCATTCTTAGTGAACGTAGCTCCACGTTTGAATGTGTTTCTTATCAGCTCTGCTCTAGTAGTTATGGCTAACGAACCTTCACCTAGTGGATAATATAAATTTACTTGCATATATCCAACTTCACGGTAAAAGTCACCACCTATAGTTGGATTCTGTGGTCTTGATGTTATGATATAAGGTACTTGAAAAGGTACACCTACAGTTGGCACAAATTTGACATTTTCATAGGCAGTTTGCATTGTTGTGTCTACTGCTCGGAGTGCGCTCTCTAATATGGAGCGTATGGTTATCATGCTCATTTAGTTATCCTTCTGCTTTAGCTTCTTGTACGTGATACCACCAATTAAGCTTTGTTCTACCTAATACTGCACCAGGTCTAGCTATACCTCGGTCTTGCAATTGATATGTCCATGTACTACGACCAAAACCTATACCATCTTCAATAGCTAATGCATATGATTCTAATTGAGATAAAATAGTACCTTCATCTTCAATATCCATTGTTCGCATTGATGGACCATTCTTTTTAACACTTATTGATTTAGCATTATTTACTAAATAAATAGTTTTTTTACCAAGTTTCATATTTGAAAATAATGAATGGTATGCTCTGTTTTCAGCATCTTGCCCAGTAATATCACCTTCTGGAATATCATTTTCTGGTTCAACATTTATACCAATTTGCCAATTATTTTTATAATGTCCAGCTGGTCCTTTTTTATAGTTTTTATACCATCTTTCTGGCATTTGTACTGGTGAATTTTCTACCACATCTTTTACTAGAAAAAAAACAGCAGTGTGTGCAATTTTTGTTGCTTTATGTTCAGCCTTTTCTACTTGCGTATTTAGTTCTTTAGCAAACGCATCAGCAAAAGCACCCATCACACACCACGTATTTGTAAGTCATACACAAGTGCTACGCCAGCTGGATTTGTTTCGTTTACTGATATTACTGCATAGGATATTCCACTCACAGTAACAATAGCATCTGGCTTAATTGTTGTTATTCCTATTGGCGATAATATTAATTGTTTATCACCGCGTTGAATCAATGAACCATCAATATCTTTTTTATCATAGTTTGTTATAACACCCGATGTGGTTTCAGTTGTAGTAGTTGATACTACTGTACCTGTGTCCACATTATATGTAGGAGTGCCTTTTGTTGTTACAATTACAGGTACACCGAAATTAATTATAATATTATCAGCGACTGTTGCAATTGATGCATAATCAAAGCTCATGTTCTTACTACCCCACCAGAGCTTATTTTTAATAATTGTTTTATTAAACTATCTGCAGCTGGGTAACGATTAAATGTTTTTTTGTATTGCACATCATTACCAGCATGTGATATACTGTCTACAGTTTTAATAGGTCCGATAACTCTTTCGGTAGTAGTATCAACAACGAGGTCATTTGATATGTCAGTAGATAATTCAGCAGATAAAGCACGTAATGCGTATTCACATGTTGCACGTAATAATTGCACAGGTATTGCTATTTTTCCAGTTCTAGGAAAAGATAATGCTTGTGGTGTATCTGGAAATAGGGTACTATCTTTAAACTTATTTGCAAAACGCATCTCGATGTAATCAGTTGCTTTAATTAAAGCCACTTCTTTTGCATCATTAAATGCATCGTCCCATGTCAGATTCCCACGTTCTGTAAAATAATCATTAGCATAGGAAACTGTGCAATATGCGTTAGCATCTATTAACCCTGTGCCATCTTCAGCAACGAACATCCATATCTCCTTTTACAATACTACCAATTTAAACATACTACACTATTTTTAATAGTTTGTCAACAAAAATAAAGCTACCCACATTTAGCAGGTAGCTCAATTCCTCAATAACCTTTAGCGGCTGGTTTATACATTTCTGTATCTTTATCGTTAGCTTTATTCAAACCTTCGTTATAACCATATACAAAAGCTTCATGTATATATGAAGCTAAAGTGGCTTTGAATTTACGCTTAGCTTCTTCAATCAAAGCTGGTTTTTCTTCCATAGCATAAGCTGTGCTTTCATAAATCTCACCTGCTTCTTTTGCCAATTGGTAGATTTCATCACATTCTTCATGTGACAATTCAACACTGTGTATTACTTTCATCTTGTTTCCTTATAATCTTTGTATGTTGTAAAGAACCGTCTAGTCAAAGCTTGTCCATTTGGTGAAGTTAAAAAATCTATAATCTTATCCTGATTTGCTGGATTAGATAACCAAACTTGCTGGTCTTCGTTTAAGGCAGAGCCTACGGCAACGATAAAATCGTTACCAGCAGACCCTACACTAACTTGTTCTGTAACTTGACCCTTTGACATTTCCGCTACTTGCGCATTGAATACTCTCTTTATCACAACCTCCAGTTCCATTACTGTCACAGGCATTCTTTCCTGTGGCTGGTACTGTGGCGCACTCATGCTAAGCTGTGATTGTATCTTTGCTATTTGCTCTGGTATTGTCAATAAGTCCATATTTTGACGTGCTACCGAGCTACATTAACAGGAGTTTGTGCAATTCCTGCTTGAGTGCCAAGAATATTCATATTCGAAGCAGTAGCGGTTTGAGTAATACTATGTGCTAAAATTTGCGCTAACACACCATTTTGATACTGGAACTGCTGTTGTTGCTGTTGTTGTAAATTGTTTTGATTTACATTAGTAGTAACTTCAATATTACCTGAACGCACACCGTCAAGTGTTTGTGATTTGAATACTTCACCTTGTAGTACACCTACTTGGCGTTGTAAATCTAATTCACGCGCATTAGGCAATGAATCTTTTAAATCTGCAATTGCTGCACGAGTCACATTACCGTCCGCTACAACTGTAGCTGTAATGATTTGTGTATTGCGAAGACCATCAATTACTGCATCTTTAGAAGCGACTGCTGCTGCAGAAGCTGCACTAGCAACAGCTGCATTAGTCACTGCAAACTGAGCTGCTGATGCTGCTGCAGTTGCTGCAAACTGTGTGCTGTTTAAAGCAGCATTAGCCGCTACTTGCGAAGATATATCATTTGCATGTGAATCAATAGCATTGATGATATTAGCTTGACCTTGCATAGATGCAATTTGAGATTGCAAAACATCATTAGCAAGTGAGCCAGTACTGGCAGTAATTGCTGTTTGCAAATCACCTTCTGCTTTCCAAACTTCTTTGTTAACATCTGCAATTTCACGTCTTACAGCTCCAATATCTTGAATGGTGTTGATTCCATTCACTATACCCTGTACTTCATTTACGGTAGCACCATGAGCTACAGCGGCTGCCGCTGCTGCATCACCATTGTTGTTACCAAATAAGCCACCTTTACCACCGAAAAGAGCAGCACCTAAAATTAAAGGTGTGATTGCTCCCATACCCATATCATTGTTATTGCCATTAGAAGGCATTGTGAAAATATTAGGCATACCAGTTGTTAAATCAGCCATCTTGAAACTCCGGGTTTTTGTCAAGTATCACCACTTGACTAGGTTATTGGGGAACTCCCCAAATTCTTTATACTACGGTTTATCTGGATATATCACATTATGAGGAAACCCGTCCTGTAATGTTATATCCCGTAGTGCTTGTCTGTAAGGTTGCCATAATACATCTACTGCATCAGGGCTATCTTTTGTTTGCGTCCAATCTGAAGCTTGTAATAATTGGTCACGTTGTTGACGCACATTATTAGCTTGTTGTGTATCTATATTATTTTTATAATTAGCCAATTGCTCAGCTGCTGTTTGCGATTCATTATCTGTAAACATAGGACCGACTATATACTTTGTAAAGTAATTTCCATTAATTTCTTCGATGCCACTGCGCTGTGAATATTCGTATGGTGGTGTCACTGTAGCCTGCGGTCCTTCCATAATAGCAACTGCGTTGAACTCACTTAATATCTCTGGTGACAACACTTCTGGAAACGAAATATTCGGATTGCGTTGACGTAGCTCATTGTCACTAATTATTTCTTGTGTATCTAATAATAAAATTTCCATGTTGTTCCTTTAAGCTATTGCTAAGAAGATATAAGTTGCTGATGTTACATTGATGTTAGTCGCTGCAACTTGATTCACAATAAAGCCTGTACTGTTTGGGTCGATTGAATCGTCTGTAAGGACTTGAGATGCCACTGTGTTTAATGACAAATGCGGGTCATTAGCTGCAAGAATGCCCATAGATGTATCCCATACGTACCAATCACCTGTAGAGTCAGTGCGCTTAATCATCACGAACCTTGAGCCTGCTGCAAAGCCACACGCGATTGTTTGGCTTGAGCCGTTGCCTGTGTAAGAACCTACTTTGGATATGCCAGCTAGTGTGGCGAATAGGTAGGCAATACAAGTAACGCCAGTTGCGCCAAAATAACTTGCAAACGACGATGTAGTTACAGACGAAGCTAGTGCAATGGTAGCTCCTTGCTGACCTGCTGCTGCTGCGTTGGTATTTAAGCGTAAATCAGCGTACCATGGTTCTGAGCCTATTATAGTTTTAGATGATGCAACGCACCATCCCCATGTAGTTCCTGTTGCTTCTTTACAAATGACTAATTCTGGTAATACGGTTAAATTATGATTGATTGTTTGAGGGCTTGCCGTAGTTCTAGTATAACAAACCACATCCATAAATCCAGTTGCGCGTTTGAAGCAATAAGCTACCCAGCTACTCGTACCCGCACCACCATTAATATCAACACCTACGTTTGTATCAGAATTGAATTGAACACCAACCGAGTTTACGGTAGCTTCTATCGCAATCCCTGAAGAAAGGAGAGCTCTGTTATTACCTCTAAGTCTATCCATAAAGGTCGCACCGCCCGTCAATTGTCTTTTTTTAGTTATAACTAAATCAGGTGGAAAACCAACATTACCTGCGTCAGTACTCATCCAATACCTCCTACATAAGCAAATGCTAATGGCTTAAACACCTGCGTCCCACTCGTTGGTGGTTTGTTAGGTCTGCGGATTGCCATGTAGATGTAGTTGCTCGATGGCGATAATCCAGTTGGATATCCCCAAAAACCATTTGACAATAATCTTATACCAAGTCCAGCAGCAGCTTCAGAAACAGAACTGTTTGGGTATAATACATTTGCAGAACCACTTCCGGATGAAGTTGTACTCCATCCTCGCATAGTATCTATTATTTTCCAATCTTCAGCGCCATGATAAGCTCGTTTTATGAGTAAAAACTGAGGTTCCCATCCGAGTGTTTGTGGTATATTGCTATTTGCACTGGAATTCGTTGTAAATGACCCACACTGAATCATCCCAGTTGCTGACGTGTCGTGAGCGAAAGCGTAAATGACATAAGTGCCACTAGGTGCAGCAGCAGAAAGCGTTGCAGTTGTGTCGGATACAGAAAGCCACGCGTTGGTTGTACTTTGTGCTGCCGTGGTATTTAGAACAAGATTATTACCAGCCGTTAAACTTCTTTGCCAAACTATCCAATCACCTGTTAGGTTTGTTCGTTTAATAATAACCATTCCAACTGTACCCAGTACGGATAAGTTGATATTGGTATCTATTAAGCCCCCCGTGTGGCTTACGGTTTGAACATCAAAAAACTTCGCGGCTTTGCGGAATGTCCATGCTGCATAAGTTCCACCTTGGGCAATAGTTGCATTTGTACTAGCGTTTGTTCCTACATTAAAACCAGTTGAGGAAAAGTTATTTATTGTTCCTGAACCTGAATAGTTTTGATTTATAACAGTATCATTTGAAAATAATGTTTGATTTGCGCCACGCACAGTATCAACAAGACAATTATTGAAAGCAGCACCTCTACTTTTTACCCAAACCATCCCACCCTTACCAGCCAAATCGATGCCGTTGTTAATAGTTTGCGTTGAGCCATTGCCCGTATATAAATATGTACTAAACACATCGTCTACATAAGTCTGTGTAGCAACAGCACTAGCACCAGCAGCACCTAAGACTATATCTTTTGCGCTCATTTAATATCCTTGCCGATAACTACGCCTGACCAAGTAGTTCCACCATCATGTGTGAAGAACCCTAATGCATCTCTACCAGCTGCAGTTAATGTGGGTGCAGTTCCACCAACCCACTTAATATTACTCCACCATGTAATCGTACCTGCGCCACCATTAGTTAGGTCTAAAACAAAACTAACAAATGTTCCAGTTGTAGGTACGTTGCTCACAGTTAATGTAGTCGCTGCTGTTATTGTTTTGGTAAACACATTACCCAGTAACATATTTATGTCATTAGCAGCCATAGCAATTTTGGTTTCAGCTAGTGAGGTAATTTCGTATACGCTTGATGTATTTTTAATTATTGACATTATTGTTCCTTATGCGTATGTGACTTCAGCAGTATCAATGTTCATCACCCATCGTATGTTAGTTGCTGCTTTGTAACCTGATGTAATGGCAAGTGCTTTGTTCGTACTATCTGCAGTAAATGTTGGTTCAGCACCTAAAACTATAGTATCTACTATTTTTTCAATTGTCACAGCGGCTAACGCTATTGTTCCAGCATTGTTTGAAATAGCACCTGATACTTTGTAAGCAGCCATGTTATTTGATGCAGATTGCTTTGCAATTAGAGTGCCAAAGAAAGTCATAGCTTGTGAGGTTGCTACAATGAGTTGGTTAGTTGTTGATGCTGCTGCTGCGTCTGAAGTTAACACTACGGCTGTTGTGGTTGTGGTTGCTGCACGAAGAACGAGTTTGCCAAATTGTGAATCGCCATTTGCTGCAAATAGCCCAGAAGCATATGCGTACTTACCATACTGATTTGTTTGTGAATAGTGTCCAATGGAGAATGTTTTATCTGCAACGGCATTATTGCTAGAACCAATTGACACACCTCCATTAGATGTAGTACACCTACTTCCAAGAGCTATGCCATTTGACCCATTCT